CTTAAATTAAAATTACTTATTGAGTTCTTTACAGCGTTTGCCCAGCAGTCTGACATGTGAATGCGTGGCTTTATATAGCCGTTCACCGTTGCATCATGTGATTGTACTGTGATCATTGTCTTGATTCCTTTTAATATTCTAAATATTAATAAATGTTATATATTTCCAACACGTCTTCATAAACGTCAGGCGAAACCCTGAAGTAAACACTGTCGCGCCCTATATGGGCCAATTCGTCCAACACTGATGCTGTGTCACTGCTTGCAAACCATTGAACGCCTACAGGCTTGTCATCAGGAATGCAACTAACACAACCATCAGTATCATTTGCGTAGAATGTTAGATTGATCATTGTTATTCCCCTTCTACTGTAACATTTAATGAGCCTACAACACTGTCACCACCTTCAATGACAGCACTGATTTGATACTCTGTCGCTGTGCTGTCTATAATATCAATCATTGAACCGTATTCGTATACAACTGTAAATCGTGCCCTTGTCTTTCCGGTCTTGTCTTTTAGTCTGTATATAGTGTGCGTGGTCATGTCATGCTTCCTTATATGTTGTGTTGATTGTCTAGCGTCACATAATACAATGCAGACATCATGCCAACATTGCAATGCTATATAATTCAATAACTTAACATTATGCCAGCCTTGTGCAAAGTGTTACAGTGTTACTTGTGGTGACAATGTAGGTAGCATAAAGTGTTACCGGTAACAGATTGGTGGGACTATGTTGGGTTATAGGGTTCTATAAGGTACTGCATCATCCCTCACCTTTACAGTCTAGGCAGTCTGTCCAGGTTTATGCTATGCTATAACATATCATTAGTCACTGACGGATTCTGAAATGTTACGCTGATGAATTCTGAAATGCTATGCTATAGCGTAACAGAGGCGGGGGAGGGGCTGGCGTGGTCAGTATTTATTGTAGTACCACCACAGGTACAAAATAGGGTAAAATAGACAATAAAGAAGGTTGTATAGCCAACACCTCTGCCAGCAACTAAGTCTATGTAATCTAAGGAGAAGGCAGCGGCGGACTGCGGAGACTTCATACCGATGGAGACCCGCTGGTTAAGGACGAGACTCCATAGGTTACACATTGTTACAACTAAATATAAATAACACTTGACTTTTGTCTAAAAATATGCTATAAATACTACCTAGTTTGAATCAGTCGTCAATACCTATATAGACTATACCAATCGTAAGCAAGCTGATTAAGGGTTGAATAAGGGATAATAATTATTATTCTTTTAACCCTATCAACGCTGGCATAGCTACTAACGCTAGTAACGTTGACAACGCGCTGATGACGTTGACAGCGTTGCCATCGTTACCAGCACTCTAACAACTACAGAGTCTATATAGAGTAATTCAGGTTTTTGTGTATATTTAAGGGTCGTGTTATGTCTAACGATGTGTTAGTAAACAGGCGTAGAGGTAGACCGCCTAAAGCAGTGGTAGAGCAACAGAAGAAAAAGAATAAAGTAGGAAGACCCGCTGGCGAAGCTGCCATTATTAATGACATGAAAGCAAGGTTGTTAGCGTCCCCTAAGTCGCGTAAAGTTATTGATAGTATTGTGAACGCTGCTTTAGATGATGAACATAAGAATCAAGCAGCAGCGTGGAAGTTATTAATGGATCGTATGTTACCCGTGTCTTTATTTGAGAAGGATAAGGGTGGTGGTGCTCGTCCAAGTGTTAACATCACTATCAGTGGTGTTGGAGCCACCGCAGTTAGTGAAGACATAGAAGATGCAGAATACTCAGTGGAGGCAGGTGAAGATGTTTAAGTTCTTTAAGCTAGAAGAGTTTGCTTGTAAACATACGGGTAAGAATGAAATTAAAGAAGAGTTTGTGCATCGCTTAGACGAGTTGAGGCAGGCTTGTGATTTCCCGTTTACAATCACTAGTGGCTACAGAGCACCAGAACACCCTATAGAGGCTAAGAAGTCTACACCAGGTACACATTCTAGGGGTATTGCTGTAGACATATCTGTCAGAAATGGTGTACAGCGTAGGAAGATTGTTGAAGAGGCGCTGAAGCTAGGGTTTGGTGGTATAGGCATAGCCAATAGCTTTATTCATGTTGATATTAGAGAAGACACGCCAGTGTTGTGGATGTATTAATATGAAACACAGTATAGGTAAAAACCTAACAGCGGGTGAAGCTAATACGTTAGTCACAGTACCAGCAGGGTATATAGCAGTAATTAGTATGCTATTTATAAACAACGCTGGTGGTAGCACTAAATCAGTAGCAGCAGCTTGGAACAACGGAACCACGATAACATTTCAATCAGCTAAGTCAGTTAGTAGTGGAGAAAGTTTACAGTTTGGTGGTGAGTTTGGTTACTTCTTAGTTTTGTCTGAGGGTGACAGCATAACAATTACGCCAGAGGCTTCTAGCACTTTTACAGCTATTATTTCTTTTGATCTTGAAAGACAAGCACCTTCTCGCGTGACGTTTTAATGACTGAACTAAAGATTAAGTTGCTCCCCTGGCAACAAGAAGTGTGGAGTGATCCTACGCGGTTTAAGGTTATAGCAGCGGGAAGACGTACGGGTAAGTCTAGGTTAGCTGCCTACCTCTTAATCGTTAACGCATTACAGACAGAACGTGGTCATGTGTTCTATGTTGCGCCAACGCAAGGGCAAGCTAGGACAATCATGTGGGATCTATTGCTAGAGATAGGTCATACAGTTATCAAGGGTAGCCATGTCAACAACCTAGAGTTGACGTTGATTAACGGTACAAAGATTAGCTTGAAGGGTGCTGACAGACCAGAGACTATGCGTGGTGTGTCATTGAAGTTCCTTGTGTTGGACGAGTATGCTGACATTAAGCCAGAGGTGTGGGAGATGATCCTACGCCCAGCACTGGCAGACCAGAAAGGTTGTGCATTGTTCATTGGTACGCCTATGGGTCGTAACCACTTCTATGAGTTATATAAGTATGCACAGCTTGCTGACGATGACACATACAAGGCTTGGCATTTCACCAGCTATGACAACCCTACGCTGGACAAGACAGAGATTGAAAGTGCTAAGAAGTCTATGTCTTCCTTTGCATTCAGGCAGGAGTTTATGGCCTCTTTTGAGTCTAGAGGCTCTGAAATGTTTAAGGAGGAGTGGGTTAAGTTTACTGAAGAAGAGCCTGAAGGTAATTACTATATTGCTATCGACCTTGCGGGTTTTGAAGAGGTTAATAAGAAACGCTCTAAGAACTCTAGGTTAGACCAAACAGCCATTGCTGTTGTTAAAGTAACTAACGAGGGTAAATGGTGGGTGGCTAATGTTATCCACGGTAGGTGGAGCTTGGATGAGACGGCTATGAAGATCTTTCAAGCCGTTAGAGACTACAAACCCATTAGTGTGGGTATTGAGCGTGGGATAGCCAAACAAGCTGTTATGTCCCCGCTAACAGACCTAATGAAGCGTAACAACACATTCTTTAGGGTAGAAGAGTTGACACACGGTAATAAGAAGAAGACAGATAGGGTTATGTGGGCGCTACAGGGGCGCTTTGAAAATGGATATGTGGAGTTGAATAAGGGAGAGTGGAATACTAGGTTCATGGACGAGTTATTCCAGTTTCCAGACCCTTTAACGCACGATGACCTAGTTGATGCTTTAGCCTATATTGACCAATTCGCTTCTGTCGCCTACTCGTATGACGCTGAATTTGACGATTACGAGTACACTGACGCTGTTTCGGGATATTAATATGAGAGATTTTGAAGATACAACGCTAGACACCTCTGAAACCATCGAAGGGTGGGTGATGGAACGCTGTGATCAATGGCGTGACCACTACAAGAATAACTATGAGAACAAGTTTGAGGAGTATTATCGTCTGTGGCGTGGTATTTTCTCTGCTGAAGACAAAACCAGAGAGTCTGAACGCTCTAGGATTGTGTCTCCAGCACTGCAACAGGCTGTTGAAAGCTCTGTGGCAGAAGTTGAAGAGGCTACATTCGGTCGTGGTAAGTTCTTTGACATTGATGATGACATGGCTGATGACGAACCCGCTGACGTAGCCTTTTTGCGAGAGAAGCTACATGAAGACTTTGGTAAAACAAAGGTTAGAAAGGCGGTGGCAGAGTGTCTGATTAACGCAGCAGTGTTCGGTACAGGCATTGCTGAGGTTATCATGGAAGAGATTAAGGAGATGTCGCCAGCAACACAGCCAATCCTTGATGGGCAGCTACAAGCCGTAGGTGTCAACATCATTGATCGTACTGTTGTTCGTATGCGTCCTGTGCTACCTAACAACTTCTTGATAGATCCGGTAGCCACCAGCATTGAAGAAGCTCTGGGTGTTGCTATAGACGAATATGTCCCTACTCATACAGTAGAAATGCTGCAAGAAAAGGGTGTGTATAAAGATGTAACACTGACATATGCCTACGAAACAAGGGAGTTGAATGCAGACCCTGAGTTGGTTGACCAGCCCGATGATAAGGTTAGACTGACCAAGTATTACGGCCTTGTACCTCGTCATTTACTGCGTAAGTTCTCTGAAGAAGAGGAAGAAGTAACGCTGGTAGAGGACGATGACGAAGACACTTACTATGTAGAGGCTGTTATCGTTGTTGCTAACGGCGGTGTGCTGCTTAAGGCTGAAGAAAACCCGTACATGATGCAAGACCGCCCTGTGATAGCTTTCCCTTGGGATATTGTGCCAGGACGCTTCTGGGGTAGAGGTGTATGTGAGAAGGGTTATAACAGTCAGAAGGCG